TCGTAACAGTAACAACAACTTAGGAGTAGAAAATGTCATTCAAAAAAGGCGCAGGTGGTATTGAATCCAAAGGTAAAACCGTTGGTAAAAATTTAGGCGATAGTGGTCCAACAGCCGCTACAATGAAGGGTGCCAGTAAGAAAATGGGCGTTAGCTCTATGGCTATGAAAGATATGGGTCGTAATCTTGCTCGTGTAGCAAACCAGAAGAAAGCTGGAAGAGGTCGATAATGTTTAGCAAAAAAGTTATGGGTAAAGAAGTTGGCGATGCCAAAGTCTATGCCAAACCACACACTATGGATGGTAAGCCAATGAAATCAAGTACAGCAAAATTAGTAGATCCTAACAGCGTATCTTCGGATAGCACTACAGTTGGTATGCCAGCAAAACGTGTATCAATGGGTAATCCAGCCGCTGATAACATTAAGACTTCTGGAATTAAACAACGTGGATCTGGTTGTGCTACCAAAGGGTTTACCTCTAGAGGACCAATGGCTTAATGAACTACACGGAATTAACTTCTGTAATTAAAAGTTACGCTGAGAATGATTTCCCAGCAACTGTAGGCTCGTTTACGTCTGCGCAGCAACTTGCTACTTTTGTGCAGTTGTCGGAGCAACGCATCTATAACATGGTGCAAATGCCCGCTTTCCGTAAGAATACTACGGGTAATACAACTAGCGGGAACAAATACTTAGCTACTCCTACAGACTGGCTGGCAACATTTAGCCTTGCAGTAATTAATTCCAATAACGAATACCACTACCTTTTAAACAAAGATGTGAACTTTATTCGTGAATCTTACCCTGATACAGATGCTGCGTTCTATGGAGAGCCAGAGTATTACGCTATTTTTGACAATAATTCGTTCATTCTTGGACCTACACCCAATGCAAACTATGCGGTAGAGCTGCATTATTTCTATTATCCAGAATCAATTGTTACCGCTGGCACTAGCTGGCTTGGGGATAATTTCTCTATGGTATTAGTGTATGGAGCGCTTTTAGAAGCAGCTACCTTTATGAAGTCAGATGCAGATGTTCTTACAAATTACAAAGCCCGTTACGATGAAGCTATGGTAGAACTCAAACAATTAGGTGATGCTAAAGATCGTCAAGACTCTTACCGTAGCGGTCAAGTGAGGTATCCAGTAAAATGATTAGCGTACAAGGGCTAGGTGAATCTAGCGGTATTCAAGTATTTACAAAAGACCACGGTGGCTTTACCCCAGAGGAAGTTGCTGAACGGGCATTAGATAAAATCATTCAGGTAGGGGATCAGTCTCATCCCTTGGTTCGGGAGCAAGCGACTGCTTTTAGGAATCATATTCGGGAAGTATTAGTTTTTTACATGAATGAAGTAGTAAAATTTGACCGTGTAACACTAGCTTACAAGCTAAGGGAAGCTGGTCATCCTGAATTAATTAAACTTTTAGAGGAGTAAATCATGGCATTTACGGGAAATTTTATGTGTACCAGCTTCAAGGTACAGCTAATGACAGCAACACACAACTTTACAACTAGCACTGGTAATACTTTTAAATTAGCTATGTATGACAATAGTGCGTCCTTTACGGCTGCTACTACTGCTTATACGGCAACTAATGAAGTAGCAAACTCTGGCACATACACTGCTGGTGGCGGTACTTTAACCAATGTAACTCCTACTTCTACAGGAACTACAGCGTTTACAGACTTTGCTGACTTGTCATTTACATCTGCAACCATTACAGCATATGGCGCAATGATTTATAACGACACGGCAGCTGGCGACCCATCAGTATGTATTTTAGACTTTGGCGGTGCTAAGACATCGACTTCGGGTACGTTTACAATTGTGTTCCCAACAGCAGACGCAACAAACGCTATTATCCGTATAGCGTAAGGAGCCAAAAATGGCTCTTGTTGTTAAAGACAGGGTTAACGAAACCTCGACTACTACAGGTACGGGGACGTTTACTCTTGCTGGTGCTGTTACAGGCTTTCAATCCTTTTCCGCTATCGGAAACGGAAATACTACCTATTACACCATCGTCCTTCAAGGCGGTACCGAATGGGAAGTAGGGCTTGGGACTTATACATCTAGCGGAACAACATTAAGTCGGACTACAGTCTTATCGTCTAGCAATAGTGGGTCTTTAGTAAACTTTTCGGCTGGTACAAAGAACGTATTTTGTGACTACCCAGCACCTAAAGCAGTTTATGGAGATGCAACAGATACGGCTTTTGAAGCTCAGTTTGCTGCGTCTAACGGTTTAATCATGAATAACATGACCGTAGGGACAACATTCTCAATTCCGTCTGGGTATTCGGCTAGTTCGGTAGGTCCTGTGGTCGTATCAAGTGGAGTGACAATAACGGTGCCTTCGGGGAGCCGTTGGGTGGTGCTGTAAATGTTTGGCTTTTTTCCGTTCTCGGCTGCGCCTTTTTCGGATTTAGGCTCGGTTAGTGTTGCGGTTAATGTAACTGGAGTATCGGCTACAGGGCAAATAGGTACAGCCACAGTAACGGGTTCAGCTGTAGTTAACCTAACTGGGGTTGAGGGAACAGGACAAGTAGGCGCTGTAACAACTCAGGCTGGAGCTAATGTTTCAGTTACAGGCTTACAAGCAGGTGGAGAGCTAGGTTTAGTTGTTGTTACAGGTACAGCCAATGTAAGCGTAACAGGCGTTAGTGGTACAGGACAGGTTGGAAGCGTTGCAGTATCAGGTACAGCAGTTGTAGATGTTACAGGTCTACAGGCAACAGGTTCGGTAGGTAGTGTTTCAGTACAGGCAGGTGCAGACGTAGCAGTTACAGGTGTTTCTGGAGCTGGACAAGTTGGATCTATCACCGTAAATGGAACAGCCGTTGTAAATGTAACAGGTGTGGCAGGAACAGTATCTGTAGGCACAGTCACCGTAAGTGGGACGGCAGTTGTTGATGTAACGGGTTTACAAGCGTCAGGGCAGGTTGGAAGTGTTCTTGTTCAAGCTAATGCAGTCGTTAATGTAACAGGAGTTGTTGGAACAGTTTCAGTTGGTAGCGTGGCGGCAAACGGCACGGCTGAAGTCCCTGTAACGGGTTTAGAGGCTACAGGAAGCGTTGGAAGCATTGCAGTAGAGGCTGGTGCCACCGTTGGTGTAACAGGCGTTTCTGGGGCTGGAGAAGTCGGTTCAGTTGTTGTTATCCAAAGCGCCTCAGTCAATGTGACTGGCGTAGCGGGAACAGGACAGATAGGCAATGTAGTTATCCCTGTTTATGTGGTTGGACTTCAGGCTACAGGATTTGTAGGATCAGTTTTAGTAGTTACGAACGTAGTTGTAAATTTAGTTGGTGTACAGGCAACAGGACAGGTCGGGACAGTATCGTTTTGGATAACAATTGATGACAATCAGACACCAAATTGGGTGACTATCAATGATGGACAAACACCTACTTGGACTGATATTATTGACACACAAAGCCCTAATTGGGTAGAAATAGCAGCATAAGGATATTATGGCATCTACATATAGTGACCTAAAAATAGAGCTTATTGGTACAGGTGACCAAACTGGTACCTGGGGTTCGACCACAAACAACAACTTCTCGGTTGCGGTTAATGAAGCTATTACAGGTTCAGCAGATGTCGCCTTCTCTAGCGCAGACGTTACCATTACCTTAACTGATACAAATGCTGCTCAAACTGCTCGTAATCTGCGTTTAAACCTTACAGGCACTTCTGGTGGCGCACGAAACCTTATTTTGGGATCAGGCTGTCAAATTGAAAAGCTGTATTTAATTAATAATGGTTTAGCTGATGCAGTCACAGTAAAAAACACAACAGGTACAGGCATAGCTGTTCCCGCTGGCAAGTCAATGTTTGTTTATAACAACGGCACTAACGTAGTTGAAGTAACAACAGCCGCTCTTAATTTATCAGTAGGAACCCTAGCAGTTACAGGCGCATCTACGTTTGCCGCTGATTCGACCTATACGGGTACTGGTCAAGTTAAAGTCCCAGCAGGAACTACAGCAGAGCGTTCAGGCAGCCCAGTAAACGGCATGATTCGGTACAACAGTAGCAATGTTCAGTTTGAAGGCTACAAAGGGGGTGTGTGGGGTCAGCTAGGTGGCGGTGCTACAGGCGGTGGTGGCGACCAAGTATTCGTTCAAAATCAAGCAATTGTCACTACAAACTACACGCTTACTACTGGATACAACGCAGAATCAGTAGGCCCAATTACAATTAACAGCGGTATAACCGTTACTGTTCCGTCAAACCAGAGATGGGTGATTTTGTGACATCTATATATTGGATTCATGCCGAACACCATGCTGATATGTTCAGTCAGGGTTATATTGGCATATCGAACAGGCTTCAAAAACGGTTTTCAGATCATCAAAAACGTAGCGGCAATGATTGTTTAAAAAATGCTATTGCTAAATATGGATGGGATAACTTAATTAAAAAAGAAATTTTAATTGCAGACGAAAAATATTGCCTAAGTATTGAGTCTAAGTTAAGACCAAAAGATCATATTGGTTGGAACATTGCTATGGGTGGCGGAAAACCACCAGTAGCCTATGGAAATCAATCAAGACTTGGCAAGCCTTCATGGAATAAAGGCTTAAAAGGTGTAATGAAAGCATGGAATAAAGGTTTAAAGTTAACTGAAGAACAGAAAGCCACACCCAACTTAGGAAAATTTAAAAAGGGTCAGATAGCACCAAATAAAGGTAAAAAACGCTCTCCAGAGCTAGTTGAAGCGCACAGGATTTTAATGACTGGTAGAAAAATTACTGAAGAACATAAACAAAAAATTAGTAAAGGCTTAATTGGTAGAGTTGTAAACGAAGAATCTCGTAAAAAAATAAGTGTTGCCAACTTGAATAGACCTTTAATTCAATGTCCACATTGCGTTAAAATGGGTGACATTGGGTCAATGACCAGATGGCATTTTGATAATTGTAAATTTAAGGAGGCAATATGCCTTTAGTTCTTCAGGCGGCTACCTCTGGTCAAGCCACAATAAACCCAACCGATGCCACAACGGTAACTCTTACCCTGCCAGCCACTACGGGAACTCTAGCCGTATCAGGTGGCTCACCATCTTTTGCTACCCTGACAGTCACAGGCGATGCCCTTATTGACGGATTAACTGTCGGTCAAGGTGGTGGTAATCAAGGACAGGCAACTGCTTTTGGTGTTAGTGCTTTATCAGCAACAAATACAGGTGGTAATAATACTGCAATTGGTTGGAATGCTATGCCAGCTAATACAAGTGGTGCAAACAATACATCTTTAGGTGCAGTTTCTTTATATACAAATACTACAGGTTCAAGCAATGCTGGAATTGGTGAAGAATCTTTAAGAAGTAACACAACTGGTTCTAGTAATTCGGCATTAGGTTTTCAATCTCTTTACTCAAACACCACCGCATCTAATAACACAGCAGTAGGTTATCAGGCTGGTTATAGTCAATCAGGTTCAGCACCACTTATTACTGCTTTTGGTTATCAGACTTTATATTCAAACACCACAGGAACTAATGATGGATTTGGTTATCAAGCATTAAAATTTAATACTACTGGTGATTCAAATACTGCTTTAGGTTTCCAAGTATTGCAATACAACACTACTGGTTCAGGAAATATTGGGGCAGGTATTAGGTCTTTACAAACAGCCACTACTGGTTCATACAATACTGCTTATGGTGCTTATGCACTTTATCAAGTTACAACAGCATCTTCCAACACCGCAGTAGGTTACCAAGCTGGATATGCAATAACTACTGGTTCTGAAAATACTTTGCTTGGTATAACTTCAGGTGACTCTATTACAACTGGTGGTAACAATGTATGTCTTGGTAAAAAGGCTGGTTCATATACAAACTTATTAACAACTGGTTCAAGAAATATTTGTGTTGGTGATTTTTCCAATACTTCAGGCTCAAGTGCAACAGACCAAATTGTAATAGGTTATAACATTTCTGGAAAAGGAAATTCAACTGGTTTTATTAACGCTGGTAATGGTGGTGTATATCAAGGCAATAACTCTGCGGCATGGTCTGTTGCTTCTGACCAAAGACTTAAGAAAAACATTGTTAATAACAACGATGGCTTAGATATTATCAGCCAGATTCAAGTACGCAACTTTGAGTATCGCCTGCCAGAAGAAGTTACTGACTTACCACAAGACCAAGCCATTGAAATAACAGGCGTTCAGCTTGGCGTTATCGCACAGGAGCTTCAACAAGTCTGCCCTGATTGCGTAACCGAGCAAACTACTGGGGTGTTATCTGTTGATTCAGATGAGATATTCTGGCATATGTTAAACGCAGTAAAAGAACTTAAAGCAACCGTAGATGCCCAAGCAGCACGAATCGCATCACTAGAAGGAGCTAAATAATATGACCACAACAATCAACGCCTCGCTGAGTGGGGGACTAATAAATTCTGCGGACACCAGTGGGATTCTGCAACTCCAGACTGCCTCAACCGCAGCGGTCACTATTGATGCTTCACAGAATGTGGGTATTGGATCTTCTGCTCCAACTGGTGCAAAACTAGATATTAATGGCGGACTTCTTGTTAGTGGTGCTTTATCTGCTAACCAAACTAGCAAAGCATTTATTGAATACGCATCAAACGTAGCCAACTTTGGCGCATACGGTGCAACCGCAGGAACTGGAGAAGTTAGATTTTCAACGGGTGGCGGTGGTGGTAGCGGTGGCACAGAACGGATGCGTATTGATTCTAGTGGTAATGTAGGTATTGGTACTGCTAGTCCTTCTGCAAAATTAAATGTTGCTGGCACGACAACTTCAACTGTAATAAAAATTTCTACTACAACTGGCGCATCTTTTTCAACATACCAAAATACAGGACAAGATTTTTATGTAGGTTTAGATAATAGCGCTGGTAGTTCTTTTGGCAATTCTTATTCTGCAAACCTTTATGGTAGCGGTGCTTACCCAATGGTATTTTGGACTAATGCCGCAGAACGGATGCGTATTGATTCTAGTGGTAATTTGCTTGTAAACGCTACAAGTTCTACTGGTCACAAAATGACTGTCCAATCTGCGGCTGGTGCTGGCGGAATAGATTGTGTTGGTGGTGCAACAAATGGCTATTACGCAATGCGTGTTGATATGCCATCAACAAACACTTATGGTGTTTTGTTTAGAAATAATGGTAATAATGTTGGTGATATTAGGATTAACAGTTCAACAACTACTTACAATACATCATCTGATTATCGTTTAAAAGAAAACATTGCACCAATGACAGGTGCTTTAGATAAAGTATCAGCATTAAAACCAGTAACTTATAAATGGAAATCAACTGGCGAGGAATCACAAGGGTTTATTGCTCATGAACTTCAAGCCGTTGTGCCTGATTGCGTAACTGGCGAAAAAGATGCCGTTGATGAAGAAGGCAATCCACAATATCAAGGTATTGATACTTCATTCCTAGTAGCTACATTAACTGCCGCTATTCAAGAACTAAACGCTAAAGTAGATGCACAAGCATTAGAAATTCAAGCACTTAAGGGAGCTAAATAATGACCACGACAATCGGGGGTTCATACCCAGCCGTCAATAGCGACAGCGATGCAACCA